TCCCGTGTTGGTTGCAGCGCTCCGGTTTCCCGTGTTGGTTGCGGCGCTCTGGTTTCCCGTGTTGGTTGCAGCGCTCCAGTTTCCCGTGTTGGTTGCAGCGCTCTCTCCATTTGTTCGTTTTAATGTAAATTCAACAAATGCATTCACAAAATTATGTATTGAGAGCTTCGCGCCAATTTTTAATTTTGTAGTACAAAATTTTCGTCCGTCGTCCGTTTTTTCGTCCGCAAGCGCTTCGACTTCCGCGAACTCGTTTATTTCAGCGTTATCGTTTACAAACCCGTAATGCTCAAGCACATCAAACGGATTCTTGCAGTAGTGCATTCCAGTATTGCAAATTTTTGCTTCCGGCTCTTCAAACACAGCATTTTCCTCGTATTGTTTGCCCCGGCAAATCATACCGGGATTAAAAGCCTTATATCCAATTTTGTCCATGTTTACCTCCTTAGCGGTGCACATGCCCGCTCCCAGCTCTCTGCCCATCCGTCCGGCTCCGCTCTCATAATTTCGTAGCCATCTTTTGTTTTTACCCCGTGATAGACCCGGCTGGCTATGGTCTCTCGGGACATGCCCAGCAAATACATAAGCTCTTTTGCTTTGTACCGTCCCTGGTACTCATCGTTCTTGTACAGGTCGTACAAGATTATCTTTCGTCCCATTCCGCTTTCCTCTCTTCTTGCACCACTGCGGACTGTTTGCTACCTTCTGTTCGATCAGGCGCATCTCTGCAATGCACAGCCTCCGGTATCCGTCCTGTTTCTCCTTGCGGACCAGTACGCAGGATTCGCAGTTATCACATTGCGGCAGCGTTGCTTTTATCCTGCTCCTGTAGTCCCGCTGCTTCTGCCGGTATGCTTCCGGATCTGCCTGCCGCTGCCGACGCTTTAACAGCGCCCTTATATCCGTGCCAGACATGATGCAGTCTGGATGCTGGCAGGCTTCGCAGACCGGATAGGCGCAATCCTTTGTTGCTCTCATACCCGCCTCACTTTCCCAGCAGGGCAGCTTCCAGGCTGTCCATGTCGTAGTCGTGTTTCATAAATTGGTTATACTGGTCAACGCTGGTCTGCTGCCGCTTTGGCGTTTTCGGCTTCTTGTACTTTTCTGGCAGATACTCATCAAATTTCAATTTTCGCAGAAAATTTTCAGCGTTCAGCACATATTGTGGCTGCGTCCCGCGTATCTGGCAGGCTTCGGCGTAATTTCTGGCTGCCTGTACAAGTTCGTCAGCGTTTACACCCATCCGCAGGGTATTTAAGTATTCCACAGCCACTCCAGGCAGGTCTGCTCCTGCTTTCGGGTACGCTGCGACAAAGTCCTCAAACCGCTCTGGTTCCTCGCGCGATATTGTTTTGGATTCGTATTCGGATTGGATTGGATTACGGGGACTATTGCAATCATTTGTATTCTTTTGATTGCAATTGATATCAGATGATATCAAATTCTCACAGTTGCCTTCTTCTGATGGATATTTACTTTTTTTTGCACGCATTTGCTGGTGATCTCCCCAAGTTACCATTTGCAGGTACGGTCTTCCTTGAACATAATATTCTCTGACCAAGCCTACAGACGTTAACTTCTGCAGGGCATCAGCGATGCTCTTGCATGTAATATCCTTTAGCGGAAAGCATGTCCCGCGGATAATCGCAGGTCTTCCGTCAAATCTTCCATAATCGTCACACGCTACGATCAAGCGGTAGAACAGGACTTCCTCGAACCAGCTCAGCTGGTCAATCGTATCTGATCGGCAGATACTTTCCTTTAAAATCCTGTTCGGCATCTTATCCGCCTCCATTCAGGCTCGCAAGCCATTCATCCATTGTGATCTGGTTCTTTTCCAACTCATTTTCCCGTGGCTTCTTATCTTTTCGCAGATACCGTTTCGCTGCATCCACATTCATGCGATTCTCAGCAGTTCGGGAACTTTCTATTGCCATCCAGTTGCGAACCAGATTCTTTTCATCTTCCGCCGGTCTAAAATACCCTTTACCATCCTGCAGATTGATAATCAGCTCAGCATCGCAGTCGTTTTTATTTACTTCTGCGATCAGCCGCCGCACCATCCGATCACTCATGTGCGTTGTGGTCTGCAGCCAGCGTCTGGAAACAGCATTTTTATGCCCGGTCGGGATGTAATCGAAAATATTCATGATCTTTCTCCAGTTAGGGATGCGCCGCTTTCCCCCGGCGCTGGGATAACAGGAGGTAGCCTGTCATGTCCGTGATATGTATTCCCCATTTACAAGTACAAATTAGTAGTTTCTTTCGCGTTATAACGCCGGTGTTTCAACCGATTACTGGCTATTCCCGTATAGCTCCATAAAATCATCAAATCTCATGGTAACAAGCCAGTCACAATTATTTTTCCGGTGGAATACGGTCGGCTTCTCTCCTGCCTTTGCATCCGCAGCAGACTGAGCCATAGCATCATACAGATTCAGACGCTCTACTCGCTTGCATTCGATGTGCATTCCCGGCAACCCGACTACATCAGCGTCGCCGTTCGCGCCACAGTACTGCTGCCCTCTGCGCGCTTTATAGCCGTATTCCCTCAGTTTCCTCGCAAGCTCCCGTTCTCCACTCGCGCCCTTATTCCTGCTGTTCGTTTTCCTCATTCTCCTTATAGATAATCCCATATACTTTATACATCTTCTGGAAGCTCTCCCTCCCACGCTGATGCGCGTTTGTGTGATGTTCCCTGCACAGGCATATCTTGCGATGGTCAGAATCGTCCAGCGTATTACGGTTGTTTCCCATCCCGATAGCATCCCAGTGATGTATCTCCCCAGCTCTTCCACATATCGCGCATTTTTTGTGCTTTATGCAAAAATACAGATATCGGTTGATGTCATCGGTACGTTCCACAGCGTTGTCCGTTAATGGAATGCCATTCTCCACGGCGTACTCTAATATTGTGCTTATAAACTCTCGTGCCGTGTCCATCGAGCAGTCAGAGAGGCTAAAATATCCGCATCCTGTTTTCATGATATGTAGGTACTTCAGCCACTCCTTCTGCTCCTCTGGGAGGTAGCCAGTATACGACGCTATGTCCCGTATCGTGGCATATGCCTTTTTGCGCTGCTCTGCGGAGATATGACGTCCATCATCCAGCCGGATTTCTGCGTCTTTTATCTTTTTTTGACTAAGGACCTCGCCGAGACCTTTAATCGGGACGGAGATAATTAAGTCTGTCCCCTTTTCGGTGTCCTTGTACTTTTCTATCCTCACAAACGCATTCATGATTTTCCTTTGTCCCTTATATCATACACAAAAGCCATTTTGTTAATGGAGGCATTTTTTATAGCAAGTGCCACAATCCGGGAATCTTTATAGATGATCTGCGTGACATGGAAACGATCGTATGTTGTAAATTTAGGCTTTGTCCCAGATATTTGCACTTTATCCGATGGAATCCATATAAACGGCGCTGTATACAACTCTCGTCCTATGCCCCAGTTAAAACAGGCACGCTTAAAGCTATCTGACGCAAGGCCTTTTTCCTTGGCGGAAAATGACTCCATCCCTGTATCTTCTTTTGCAATCCACATCTGCTTTTCGCCATCATAGATCCTTACTGTACAATTTGCATTATCACGGGTATGGCTTCGTTCCCAGTTCATCGCACCTACAGTCTCGTCAAGGATATTCATATCACAGCGAGCATCCTTGTACAGCAGGAGCGAACATCCGCTCTCTTTTACAGTGGACACACGGCACTCAATTTCATCTGATCTCAGTTCTCTGAATTTATTCATGCCTGCCTCCTACTTAATTCGCAGATGCTCTCCGCGCTCTTTCAGTTCTGCAAACGGCAGCGTCTTGCCGGCAGTCAGTGCTTCCCGGATCTTTGCCGTGTCCGGAATCTTTTTCATATAATCGTCCGTGACTGCAGTTTCATCGACTTCCAACGGAGCAGCTCCTCCGTTTTTGCAGATTGCAAAGGAATACAGGTCTGTTTTAATTTTTTTCCGGTTGCAGAGGATCATTGCGCTGCGCAGCCGGTCTTTCAGCAGCTTGCTTCTGGAATGCAGCTGCCCAGCACGTTCTGCCAGACGGTCTGCCTCTTTTTCAAACTTTGCTGCCTCTGCATCCAGCTCTGTCATGATCTTGGCATAAGCATCTGCCTTCTCTTCCAGCTCCCCATCCATTCCTTCCAGGGTGTCCGTGATAACTTTCATCTCCAGCTCATCCGCTGATTCCAGCATTTCATACAGTGCCAGATACTGGCCTGTGATTTCATACAATGTACTCATTTTCTTCTCTTACCTCCTGTTCAGTCTCCTGCATTGCCTGCATAATTCTTTTCATGCGCTTTTGCGCTTTTGCTTTCATATCTATTGTCGGGCTTGCATTCTCTCCGGATTATTTCTGACCTGTATACATGTCACTCCTTCAGACATCTCTGAAATCTCTCAAAAAGCTCATCCATTGCTTTCTCGATTTCATCCATTTCCGGCATTGTCTCACGCTTTATGTCAAATGCTTCTTTCATGCCCACATTCAGCGCTTTCTGCAAAACATACTTTGCCGTTCTTTTGGGAACGCCACTATTTAAAAGCGTTTCGGTCACAACTGCAGATGCCACCGAAAAATCCGCAAGGACATCCAAGCCCGATCCTTTTATGGTTACTTCTCCGTTTTCTGATTTAATCATTTCATTCTCTCCATTCCCGCCTTATACTAAAGGCGTAATATTTTTCATTGGCGCTGGTACTTTGGTCGGTTCAGCGCCTTTTTCTTTTCCGGCTTCTTAATTCTTCTTCGCGTGCCGCGCACAGCACTGTTGCCACAAAGCAGCCGGCGGCGGCGACCGTCAGTACCGTCGGCGTGATCATCATGCCAAACGTCTCCCACATGATCAGGGCTGCCATGACCAGCGTTGTTCCAGTCATCATACATATATCAGACTTGTCCATCTTCACTTTCATCTCCTTTCCGGCTGGATAATCGCCCACCTCAGCGCCGCAGCTGCTTCGGCATCGCTCTTACCTCCTCCCTTTCTTTTTGCTGTACCATACGGATGCTATTATCAGTAGAGTAAGCTCAACCGCTGCCCCTACTATTACTCCGCACCAAAACGGCGATATCCACACCATTTCTCACCTCCTCTCCCGAACATCTGCAAAATCTCGTCATCTGTAAAATGTAATACCCTGTCGAGCGCCCATATCTCTCCCAACCGGATTGTTTCACCCTCTGCTTTCCGCTTTACGAGGGTGTTTCTGTTAATGATGTTCCGGCGGTCAAGGTCCTTTCCTGTCAGCCCGCTGCGTGCCAGTCCAACATTGATGACGCGCCGGACGGCTTCTTTGCGATCTGCATACACCCCAAGTGCTTTTGTTTTCGGCATCTCTTTCACCTCCACATCCAATATAGATTTGATAAAATCAGCGCGGCCATCGTGATTTCCCACGCTATGCGCCATCTCTTTGTCTCCTGCTTTGCTTCTTCGATGATCTCTACTGCAAAGCTGTCTTCTCTTTCGTTAATAACCATACCTCCTGTCTCTTGCTTCCTGCTTATCCCCGTCCTATACTGTACTCACAGGCTCCTGCCAGAGCCGAGTACATAGAAAGGAGCGTTCAGACGTTGGAATTATCATCGAGACTCTATCATTGCCATAAAATCAACAAAAACGTAACTATTCTTGAGGATTACGAGATTGTTGAAGGCAAGAAGCGCCTAGTGCGTTGCTCATGTCCATATCATGAATACAAGGATAAGAAGCCGCACTGTGATGGGAATACGGAGTTTGGTTTTCCGTGCAGTTATGCAAAAAGTCAATAACCAAACTAACAAGCTCATCACATCTCTCGCTTGGAGATAGGTAACAATAAAGCCGTAAGTCGCATTTGCAGCAATCCCCAGACATATCTTTGCAGTGCTTGCTGACGGCTTTATTAAATTCCACTGCGTTCATCATTCGCTTTCTCACCTCCCCTCTTCGCCGCTTACTGCTTTTTCTAAGTCTCTGCGAACCCGGAAAGCGTTCGCGTTAGAAAGCAGCACCGCCCGGTCTTCTTTCGGAAGAAGCAGGAGAATTGAAACAAATTCCTTGATTTCTTCCTGCTCATCCGCTGTTATTACGTCTTTCAACATGTTCACTTTTATCACCTCGCTTTGTATCTTATGACACAATTATACGTCCCATTGACACTCTTGTCAATAACTATTTTGTTGACAATGGCACTTTTTTCTGATATGATAAGTGTAAAGGCAGGAAGGTGGTGATAGATAATGAAAGAACGCTTGAAAATATTGAGATCAGAACTTGGATATACACAAGAAGAGTTTGCAAAACGACTGGGCTTAGCAAGAAACAGCATTGCAAATTATGAAATTGGGCGGCGCGAACCTACAAATGCTATCATATTCTCAATATGCAGAGAATTCGGCGTAAATGAAGACTGGATCAGGAATGGGAATGAACCGATGTACCTACCTGCAAGTGACAAACTGGAAGGATACCTCGGACAGATCTCAAAGGGCGACGACACCTTTATAAAGGACTTGATAGAGGTATATATGGAGCTTGACGAAACATCAAAGGAAGCGCTGCGGAAAATCGCCTATGCAATGGCAACAAAATATAAGGAAAGGGAGCAACCTTAAAAGCTGCTCCCACCCCTTACTTTTCGATGAAAACTTTAACAAATGAATATATCTTTTTTAAAAAGACCTCATTGTTAATCTCATCGACCATATTTTTAATGAGCTGTTTATAATCCATCGTGCATCCCTCCCAAATACGAACATTTGTTTGATTATATATTAGCACAAAGATATATATATTTCAACAGATGCGGGCAGGGAAACGCGATGAAGCGTCAAGCCTGCGCGACAAAAAACGACAGACTGCGCAGGTTTTGACAGAATGTTACACATGGTTATATCGCTGCGGCGATTAACACATAAATACAATATGAGGAGGATAAGATTATGGCACTTATCACATGCCCAGAATGTGGGAAAGAAATCTCGGATCAGGCTTCTGTCTGTCCAAACTGTGGCGCTCCGGTTGCAAAAAAATTCTGTCAGCACTGTGGAGAACAGATTGACAAAGATTGCGTGATCTGCCCTAAATGTGGGAAGCAGGTGCAGGAATCAGGGCAGTCGAATGTTGTGATCAACAACTCGGCAAGCTCAAGCTCTTCTGCAAGCTCTTCTGCAAGCTCTGCTTACAACCGATACCGGACAAAAGTTGCCAAAAACAAATGGGTATCGTTGATCCTCTGTATATTCTTAGGATGGATAGGCGCACACAAATTTTACGAAGGCAAAGTCGGCATGGGAATTTTATATCTTTTCACGTTTGGCTTATTTGGAATTGGATGGATTGTTGATATTATTTCTATTATTTTCAAGCCAAATCCCTACTATGTTTAATAAAAAAAGAAAGCCCCGATGCTGGTAACACCGGGGCAATCAAGAAAACTATACAGCACATGAGGTGGTGGTATGTTTTCCCACGCAAGAAAAGTATACCACAGCCTCCTACACCTGCATAGGTGTATTTTTTATACCTAAAAGGAGGATTAACTATGGCAACAGCAAAAAAACTCCCGTCTGGATCGTGGCGGATTCTGGTGTACTCTCACACGGACCAGGACGGCAAACGGCGTTATAAATCATTTACGGCGCCCACAAAGAAGGAAGCAGAATTTCTGGCGGCTGACTATCAGATGAAGAAAAGCATCGACCTGACTTGTAAAAAAATCACTTTCGGTGAAGCGCTGGATAAGTACATTGAAGACCGGAGCGCTGTTCTCTCGCCCAGAACGGTTATGGATTACAAACGGATTCGGAAGAATGAGATACAGTCCCTAATGCCTGTGCAGATATCTGAGATAACGCAGGACATGATACAAAGGATTGTAAACGAGGACGCCAAAAAGCACTCGCCAAAAACAGTGCGAAATACTCATGGGCTTATCAGTGCCGTCCTGAAGGAGGAGCGACCGGAATTTGCATTAAATACAAGGCTGCCACAGAAAAAACGTCCAAACCTATACGTCCCGACTGACAATGACGTCAAAATGCTTATGTCTGCCGTAGAGGGGACAGAAATGGAGCTTCCTATTCTTCTGGCTGCATTCGGACCGATGCGCCGTGGAGAGATATGCGCCCTGAACAGCTCGAATATAAACGGTAACACTGTGCACGTTTCGGAGAATATGGTAATTACGGCAGAACACAAGTGGGTCATTAAAGCTCCAAAAAGTTATGCAGGAGACCGATACATTGAATATCCAGATTTTGTTGCAGAAAAATGGGAGGGTCGCTCTGGTAGAATCGTAGGGCTAACCCCGGATCATATCTCCAACAAGTTTACCCGAATTTTAAAGCAAGCAGGCATCACGCATTTTCGCTTTCACGACCTCCGGCATTATTCTGCCAGCGTGCAGCACGCACTGGGAATCCCGGATGCATACATCATGCAGCGTGGCGGGTGGAGTTCCGACGGAGTTTTAAAAGATGTCTACCGTCACACGATGCAGGACAGACAAGCCCGTATGACAGATATTGCCAACAAGCATTTTTCAGAATTGTGCAACACAAAATGCAACACATAAAAAAAGAACCCTTGATTTTCAAGGATTCTTGAAAGGCGCGAACCGGATTTGAACCGGTGATAAGGGTGTTGCAGACCCGTGCCTT